ATTACTGGTGACCCACAACAAAAAAGTGCAGGTCCTGCTGACGCAATGCAATCTCTTAAAGCTATGAATATGAAACCTGAACAAAAAGATGACGAAAAATCAGAAGCATATGAAGAAGCAGATAAAGAGAAAATGAAAAAAGAAGTCGCTGACAAAGAAAAGAAAGACATGAAGGAAGTAGCTGACAAAGATAAAATGCAAGAGCTTAAAGCTGAAGTTGAAAAATTGAAAAAAGAATTACACGATAAAGAAAAAATGATGAAGGCTGAAAAAGATAAGGAAATGCATGAAGGTGAGTTACCTGCAGGTCTTAAAAAATACCTTGACAAAAAAGACGGTAAAGAAGAAGAAGCCGACAAAGAGAAAAAAGATGTTAAGGAAGTGGCTGACAAAGAAAAAGAAATGAAAAAAGAAGTCGCTGACAAAGAAAAAAAAGATATGAAAGAAGTCGCTGATAAAGAAAAAGAAATGAAGAAAGACGAGATGATGAAAGCTTCTAAAGATAAAGAAGATATGAAAGAAGTGGCTGACAAAGATGACGAGAAGAAAAAAGAAGTTTCTGAAGTAGCTGATAAAGAAAAAGAAGCTAAAAAAGAAATGATGAGTGCTAAAGACAAAGTTAAAAACATGGACATGAAAGAAGATGTTGCTGCTTTAACTGAAGGCGAAGAATTATCAGAGGAGTTTAAACAAAAAGCTGCTACGGTATTTGAAGCTGCTGTCAAAGCAAAACTCGTTGAAGAAATTGAGAAATTAGAAGGCGAGTACGAAACTAAAGTTGACGAAAAAGTTTCTGAAGTTAAAGAAGAAATCGTTGACAAAGTGGATGCTTATCTAAACTATGTTGTCGAGGAGTGGATGAAAGAAAACGAATTGGCAATAGAGAAAGGCTTAAGAAATGAGATTACTGAAGATTTTATCGGTGGTCTTAAATCTTTATTTGAGTCACATTACATCAATGTTCCACAAGAGAAGTATGATGTAATTGAATCTCAAGCTGCTGAAATAGAGAAGTTAAAAGAAGACATTAACAAATCTATGGAAAAAAACATTGAGTTAAATCAGAAAATTGCAGAATCAACAAGAGAAGAAATTATCAAAGATGTTTCATCTGACTTGGCTGCAACTGAAGTAGATAAACTTAAAGGTTTAGCAGAAGGAATTGAATACAAAGACGCTGATAGTTTTAGAAAAAGTGTAGAGACTCTAAAGAACTCTTACTACCCTAAAGCAAAAGCGAGTGATACTGAATCTAATGAAGTAGCAGAAGAAAATGCTGGTTCAGGTACTTTATCTGAATCAATGGCTGCATACACTGCTGCAATTAGTAAATCAAAAAAGAATCCTTATTTAAAGTAAGGGTTTTAGTTTAAACTAAAAGAAGGAGAGATAGAAAATGTTTTTATCTGAATCAATACAACAAAAGTGGCAGCCCGTTTTGGATCATCCTGATCTTCCAGAAGTTAAGGATAGTTACAAAAGAGCCGTTACTTCAATGGTATTAGAGAACCAAGAGAAAGCGTTAAAAGAAGACGCTGCTTTCTTATCAGAAGCTGCACCTACTAACGCAACTGGTTCATCTATACAAAATTGGAATCCTATTTTAATTAGTTTAGTAAGAAGAGCAATGCCTAATCTTATCGCATACGATATTTGTGGCGTTCAACCTATGTCAGGTCCAACTGGTCTGATTTTCGCAATGAGAAGTAGATTTACATCTCAAAGTGGTGGTGAGGCTCTTTTTGACGAAGCTGATACAGATTTTTCTGCTAGAAACAAAGCAGGATCATCTACAAGTGGGGCTTCCGCTGTAGCACAAACTGGTGAAAACCCAGCTGTACTTAACGACTCAATCGGCACATCTACTGGTTACACAACTGGTACTGCTATGACTACTGCTTACGCAGAAGCTCTAGGGGATGCTGCTGGTAATGCATTTGCTGAAATGGCGTTCTCAATAGAGAAATCTACGGTAACGGCAGGAAGCAGAGCATTAAAGGCTGAGTACACTATGGAATTAGCACAAGACCTTAAAGCAATTCACGGCTTAGACGCTGAAACTGAATTGTCAAACATCTTATCTGCTGAGATCCTTTCGGAGATCAATAGAGAAGTTGTAAGAACAATTTACAGAACTGCTGAAGTAGGTGCTGCTGATAACGACAACTCACATGCTGCAATCAATACAACAACTGCTGGTATATTTGACCTTGACACAGACTCTAATGGTAGATGGTCTGTTGAGAGATTCAAAGGTCTTATGTTCCAATTAGAGAGAGATGCTAACACAATCGCTCAGAGAACCAGAAGAGGAAAAGGTAACATGATTATCTGTTCTTCAGATGTTGCCTCTGCATTACAAATGGCTGGCGTGTTAGACTACACTCCTGCATTAAACAACAACTTAAACATTGACGACACAGGTAATACTTTTGCTGGTGTATTAAATGGTAAGTACAAAGTTTACATTGACCCATATGCTGCTAACATGGCAAGCAATGCGTCACCTACTAAACAATACTACGTTGTTGGTTACAAAGGAACTTCTCCATACGACGCTGGATTATTCTATTGTCCGTATGTACCTCTACAAATGGTTAGAGCAGTAGGTCAGGATAACTTCCAACCGAAAATCGGTTTCAAAACACGATACGGTATGGTTGCTAATCCATTTGCTGGTGCTTCTGCGTCAGGAAACATTACTGCTGACGGTGTTGGTAATATCAACGCTAACAGATACTACAGACGTGTTCAAGTTACGAACATCATGTAATATTTGTTGAGAAACAAATTAGAAAAGGGCGCTTCGGCGCCCTTTTTTTTAGCATAAATAAGAGTAGATTATGTTTTATACTGAAAGAATAACAATTTACAAAGAGATACCTATGTGGAAAAAAACGCCATTTAAAGAACTGCTGGGAATACTAGTAGTAGGTGGTTTTATTACACTATTAGCATTAGGCCTTAATTACTTACAGAAACCTAACGCATTAGAAAAGATAGAACAGCGATTAGATGAAGCAGAGAAATCACAATCTGTGCTTACAGATAATGAAAAGAAACTAAAGACAGAAGCCCAAACTAAAGAATGGGAAGAGGTAGACGAAAAGACGATTATACCTCTACCTAAACCTAAGTAATTTTCATATAAATAGCTGTATGACTATTACAAACTCATACACAAGACAACCTACAAAGTTTGATTACGCAGAACCTACAAAGTTTAAATTTACTATAATTAAACTTCCTAAAGTAGAATTTTTTGTAACAACAGCAAATGTACCTGGTGTATCATTAGGTACTACTACACAACCTACGCCTTTAAAAGATGTACCTATTCCTGGTGATAAACTAGATTACGATACACTTAACTTACAATTTTTAGTAGATGAAAATTTAGAAAACTATAGAGAAATACATGGTTGGTTAACTGGTCTAGGATTTCCTAAAGATCATTCTCAATTTAGATCATTACAGGCTGCAGGTACAGACAGATATCCTACTACAACAAGAGAAGATTTAAACAAAGAAATAGGTGATGTAGCAAAACAAACTTCAGATGATGGTGGTTTATATTCAGACGCCACATTGTTTATATTAACAAGTAAAAACAATTCTAATTTAGAAGTTAGATTTAGAGATATTTACCCTATCTCATTATCAGGTTTAGATTACAATCAACAAGCAACAGATGTAAATTACTTAACAGCAAGTGTTACATTTCAATACAAAATTTATGAGTTTGCAAGTGTTAGTGGGAGTGGCACACTAGAAACGACTACTTAATTTTATTATAAATTATATTATGACCGTTCTTATAAGGCCTAGAGATAGGAATCCACATTTAAACAAATTGATGACCAAAGGTGGTCCTGGTGACAAGTACCTTGGTGGTGGTAAAGTTGACATGAGTCAATGGTTTAAAAAAGTTGATATACTAGAAGATCAAATTAGAAATAACGACATATGGTTTTGTAGTGCTCCTTTCACAATGGTCTATACAACAACTAGAGGTGAATACGCACCATGCTCATGGGCTGCTGAAGGTTTTAATCCTAACATAAAAGACGTACCTATTCGTAGATACTTTGAAGATAATAAAAATTTAAATGATTTACGTAAAGAAATGACTACACCAGGTTCTAAATTAGAACTTGCAAAAAAATGGTGTAAACAATGTATGTTTCAGGAAAAAAATTATGGCAGATCAAGGCGACAAGCTTCTCTTAAAATACAAACAAACGATCACGCAATATGGCCTGGTATAAGAAATGCGGTAGAGTATTTTAAAAGAAGAAACAAAGGTGTATTTCAGGACAGAATATTTGAGATACAAGTAAAGGCATTTGGTAACAAATGCAACCTTGATTGTTATATGTGTATACCTTACGACTCTACTACACGATTAAAATCTATACACTCGGAACAAGTAAAAGGTGAAAATGTTTTTTCTGATTATGCAAAGACACCTATAGAATTAGTAAAAGGTGAGAAGTTAAAAAACGTTGTAGATCAGATAGTTGAGTTGGCACCATACATTTACAATTTAAAATTTATAGGTGGCGAACCATTAGTTATGAAAGACTTTTACATGTTATTAGATAAGATATGTAAAACAGGTCATGCTGATAAAATGTTTGTAAAATATCAAACTAATATGTCAGTACTATCAATGGAAAAATTAAGATTATTAGATTACATTCCTCAGTTTATGCAATTTGAATTTACGGTATCTTTAGATGGTATAGGTAAGTCCGTAGAGTATATAAGACGTAGAACAAACTGGCAAGATGTAGTAAACAATATAAAAGAAGTTAAAAAGTTTCCTAATGTTACCGTTAACATAAACGGTGCAATATCTTTTTTAAGTGTATTAAGATTTTACGAATTGATAGAATGGATAGATAAAAATAAAACATTGTTCAAACAAATCAATTGGTCTAATATAAGAAATCCTAAAAAGTTATGTGCTAATGTATTGCCTGACGAAATAAAAAAGAAACTTATACCAAAGTATAAAGGTTTTCCTGATATACAACAATTACTAGAAGAAAGCAATGATGGTCTACATTATCAGGACACATTTGACTATCTTTTAATGAACGATAAATATTACAAAGGTACTAAATGGGAGACACATTTGTTTGATGTTTTTCCTGAACTAGAACCATATCACAAAAAGGATTAACATGGACGCATATGAACTTTTAAGTAAGAGGAATCATATTCACAAATATGAAAAAGACAAAATACCACCAAAAGAATTAATAGACGATTTATTATATAAAACATGGAAAACAACACCGTCTAAAAATAATTTTATGCCATATCATGTAAACGTTTTAGGACCTGAACATGTTGATGAAAAGGCGTCTATAACAAAAAAATGTATGGCAAATAAAAAAGAAATAAATGAAGACAAAATACCTAAACATTATTCAAAAGATCATGGAGATAAATGGGAAGAAGACGGTTCTAATCCATCATTTATACACATCAACACAGCACCCTATGTTTTAGTCTTTACACAAAGAATATGTGAACCTAATCCATTCTATGCAAGAGCAATTAGAAAAGGAGATTTTTATGAGCAAATGCACGAAGAATATATAGGAGAAATACAAAGAACAACCTCTGTGGAAATAGGTTGGTTTATGGCACATTTAACTGCTCTTGCTTTAGAACAAGGACTAGATACATCAACTCTATTATGTTTTCCTTATCATACAAAAACATGGAATAAAGGTTGGGAAGATATACCTTGGGTAAAATATCCTGTCGTTTTATTAGGCAGTATAGGTTATAAAAAAGAAACAAGAAGACAATTTTTAAATCCTTGGGCTGACGCTAACGACAAGAAACCTGAAAAAGAAACCGTAATAAAATGGCGTTAGAAGCAAGAACATTAATATTATTAATTGACTTCAAAGGTCATCCTATTTTAGCTATGGATGAATTAACTAATAATTTAAGATATAATTATTTAATGGAGTTGTTACAACTTCAAACTGAACTTAATATAGTATCAGATCATATTGTTAATAGTAAAAATAAAGACCATCACAGAATAGAACACATAAAAGAAATATACGATATTGAAGGTTTGCATAATTGGGATGTAATTAATTCTGAAGGAAAAAAAGATATAGAAGATAATACAGATTGGATACATTATATAGAAAATATATTTGAAAAAAGAGGTTATGCAATAAACAATGTCATAATAGGTGGTACAAATACAGCAGGTTGTGTGTTAAGATCAAAACCTTATTCAGCAATACATTGGGCAAAGAAAGGTTATCCTGTACAAATATATTTACCTATGTGTGCTGATTATCAATTACCTGGTGTTAATCAAGCAGAAAGAAATATGGCTGCAGGTTCAATTCTTTATAATGTTATACGAGAGGAAAAACTATGGAATAATATTGATCTCGTAAGAAAAAGAAGCATGTTAGAAATACTATGAAGTGTAAAGAAAGAGAACTAGATTTAGAATTACCTGATTATATGACAAAGGGTGGTCCAGGTGACAATTCTGCACCTGGTCAAATTGATACATCTTCGTGGTTTAAAGATCAGTTAGACCGAGATAGTTGGGCGTACAATCCTTTTGTTGTTGATAAAGGTACAATAGGTCAACAAGCAAAAGACCAAGAAATATTTTTTTGTGATATACCTTTCAATCAAGTTTATTTAGAAATAAGTGGCAACTATGCAGCCTGTTGTTTTGGGGCAGAGGCAGATGGTGAAGATGGTTTGCCTAATCATAATGTAAATAATACTACACTACAACATTGGATGCGTGATAGCACGTATATGAATAATATACGTAAAGAAATGCTTGATCCTAATTCAGATTTAAAGACCGTAAAGAAAACTTGTAAAAGATGTATATCAGATGAAAAACGTTATGGCAGATCCCGAAGAACAGCGTGTATGAAAATTCATACACAAGAAAAAGATTACTGGAAAGCAATAGAGCGATCAGTATTGATGTTTAAAGCAACAGGTCAATATGAGTTTGAAGAAAGAATATTAGAAGTACAATTAAAAGTGTATGGCGATGAGTGTAATTTAGATTGTCATATGTGTGTACATCAAAATTCAACAACCCGTCAACAGGTTGCAAAAAAAGGTGTGTGGAGTGAAGAAATATTTGGTAATACAAATTATGGCAAGGGTGAATACAAAACGTTTAACAGCAAGAATGTTGAAGATATGATACAACAAACCGTAGAGTTAGCGCCTTTTATACGTAGTATTAAGATCATAGGTGGCGAACCATTGATTATGAAAAAACACTATGAACTACTACAGAAATTAATAGACATAGATGAAGCAAAAAATATTATGATAAAGTATCAAACAAACTTTACAGAAACAAAAGCAGGCAAACATAATATCTTTAATTACATACCACATTTTAAACTTGTATCTATGGTTGCGTCTGTAGATGGTATAGGTCCTGTTATAGAATATATGAGAAGAAGAACAGATTGGAATAAAGTTATACAAAATACTGAAATCTGTAGAAAGTATGATAATGTTGTTGTTGATTT